ATGGCAAACCCGATCTATGCGCGCCTGCAAGCGACCGCGCAGCGCCTCATCGCCAAGTACGGCCAATCCGCTACTGTGAAGCGGATCACGCCTCCGGATCCTGTTTACGGCGGCGAGCCTGTCGTGACGTCCTATCCCGCCACTCTCGGCCCGATGGCCTACGAGGCCCGCTACATCGACGGCACGGTCATCCAGACCGGCGACATGCAGATTTACATCTCGGCAGTCGGACTGCCGATCGAGCCGGCGCCCGGCGACGTCGTCACCGCAAACGGCGCCGACTACGCCATCATCAACGGCGACCCGAATAAATACGACGGCATCACGCCGGTCGTCTTCATCGTCCAAGGGAGGATTGCGAGCTGAGTATGAGAATGCAGCTCTTAAATGCACGCATGTCAGCGTCAGAAGTAAATGAGCAGTGGACGTCCACTGCTCCAGTCTCAGCAGTACTTGGTGGGTGGACTTCAAATGTCCCGTTGTGACGTCGAGTCGCTTCGAAGAGATCGACCACAACGGCAGACGGGACGTCCGTTATGACCACGGTCAAGCAGGCGTAGACCTCCTCCTCATAGTTATCCGCGCCCATAGGAACGCCCCCGCGATTGCGTCGCAGAGAATATCATCGAAAGCTAATATTGGAGCACGCGGAAACGCCATTCAACAGCAGAAATCCGACGGCCGACTGGCCTAATCGGTGAAAGGAACCGCCATGAAAATCCGCTTCGTGAAGAACTACAAGGGCCGCGGCGTCGGGGATACGGCTGACTTGCCGGACATCGAGGCGCGGGCGCTGATTGGCATCGGCCTGGCCGAGGAATTGCCGGCAGAGAAGATCGCCAAAAAGGGCGAGAAGGGAGCGCAGGAATGAACCGGCGCTCCTTCTTCGGCTTTGCCTTCGGCGGCGCTGTAGCCGCGCCTGTTGCGCTCCTGGTTGGCGAGCAGCCGGCGACCGACTACATCCACGGCGAAATCCTGCCGTTTGAGCCCATTGCCCCAAGCCCGATCACGATCGAGGTGATCAAAGCAGAGGTGCAGAGCGCCGTAGCGCTGGCAATGCGTCAGGCTGAGGAAACCAGACTGCGTGGGCTTGCTGCCGGTCAGTCGCGCTATTTCGCTCGGAAGGCCTAAGCCTTGGCATCTCTGCGCCAGCAGCTCGACGCGCTCATTGAGGAACTTTCCCCTGCAATGGAGAAGGCCTTCCGAGAGGCGATCGAGGACATCAAATCCGAGATCGTCTTGAAAGAGGTCGTCGAGCGGCTGGAACGCCGAGACGTCGAGGGTGCCATTGCGGCGCTTCACATCGATCCGGCAGCCTTCCGGCCGCTCCCCGAAGCGATCCGGACTGCATTCAATTCTGGTGGCCTCCTGGTCGTCAAGAACATGCCGCGACTTTCGGACCCGGCCGGCGGGCGTGTCGTCTTCAGGTGGGACGTCCAGAACCAGCGTGCCGAGCAGATCATTCGCGAAACCTCGTCGACGATGATCACGCACGTCACCGAAGACACGAAGCAGATGGCCCGGGAGCGCATCGAAGCAGGCTATGCCAAGGGGCAGGGGCCGAACACGATCGCTCTCGACATCGCCGGCCGGGTGAACCGGGTCACCGGCCGCCGTGAGGGCGGATTGCTCGGCATGACGTCGCTGCTTGCACACACGGTCGAGAACGCGCGCACGGCGCTCCTCTCGGGCGACGTAGAGGGCATGAAGCACTACTTGACGCTCACGCGGCGGGATAAGCGCTTCGATCGGCAGATTGCCAAGGCTATACGCGAGGGCAAGCCTCTTCCGGCCGACGCCGTGCAGAAAATCACCGGCCGCCTGGCGGACCGCTATGTCCAGCTCCGCGCCCAGACCATCGCCCGGACGGAAACGCAGTCCTCAGTCCACGCTGCGAAGCATGAAGCCTATCAGCAGGGACTGGACCGCGCCGGCCGTGATGCCAGCCTTGTCACCCGCCGGTGGCGTTCAGTCGGCGACGGCCGTGTCCGCCACACGCACCAGGTCCTGAATGCTGAAGAGGTCACGGGCATGGACCTGCCGTTTCACTCGCCATCGGGCGCTATGATGCGCTTCCCGGGCGATACCAGTCTCGGCGCCGGCGCTGCCGAGATCATCGGTTGCCGCTGCCACGTCGAATATAACTTCGACTTCGCCGAGGAATACGCCAGATCGCGAGGCCGATAATGGCTGAGAACAATCTGAGCTTCGCCGCCCAGGTGTCGGAGTGGGTGCAGGCGGAGAAGGAACGCGAAGCGGCCGTCCTGCGCACCGCGGCGCAGATGGTCGCGAACCACGTTCGGAGATCGGTTGCGGAGGGTGGACGCATTCCGGTCGATACCGGCAACCTCAAGAACTCGCTGATGGCATCGACTTCCACAATGCCGCGCGTTGATGAGGGCGAGAGGCAATATCCGGATCAGAGCGGAGAGATCGAGCTCATCATTTCCAACCTCGATGTCGGAGAGACGCTCTACCTCGGATTTCAGGCGGCCTATGGTCCGCGCATGAATTACGGCTTCGTCGGACAGGACAGCCTCGGGCGTGTCTACAATCAGCAGGGATTCGGCTTTGTCGATGCTGAAGCTCAGACCTGGCCGCAGACGGTCAAGGAAGCTGAGGCGAAGGTTCGCGGTCGTTTTGAAGCGGGTCCGTCCCCTCGGACATGATGATTAGAGCCTTTTGAAGGACATCGAGATCACGGATAGCGGCGGAAAGAACCTGCCGGCCGTTCTCGGTTCGCACTGTCTTGTTCAGCAGCAGCGATTGCGCCTCGTGCAGGAGGTCATGCACCTCGGTATCTGAGAGCGCTTTGTTTTCGGCCATGGGCCAAGGGGTAGCACGATGGCCGAAACCGTAGAAGAGAAAATCTTCCGCGCGCTGATTGAGCGCGTCCGGATCATGCCTCTGCCCGCCGGCTGGACTGTCGCCGCCAACATCGCATTCCCTGGCCTCGCCTTCACGCCGACGGCTTCCAAGCCATTCCTCAGCATTGAGGTGCATTTCAACCGCTCGATCGAGACCGACATCTCAATGGAGATGGACCCGATCCGACAGGGCTTCATGCGTGCGAATGTGATGTGGCCGAAGGGGCAGGGCATGTTTCAGGCGATCGACTTCGCCGGCAAGGTCCGCGCCTGCTTCCGTCGCGGAACGCGGCTCACATTCGAGGGCACCCGAACAGACATCAACGAGGATCCGGAGCTCGGGCCTCACATCACCGGCGACACGCACATCGCGCAGCCGGTCACCATCCGTTGGCAGTGCATGCCAGTAGTTCCGGCCTGATTGGCCCTGCCGCTCCGCGCCTTCGGCAAGCGCAATCAGACAGAAAGGATTGAGCTATGGCTCAGCTGTACCCAGTCGCGGGCGCGAAGATCTATATCGGGCCGGCGGTGAATAACGTTCCGGATGACGCCGATATCAACGAGGCGCTCTTCTCGTCGGTCAGCTTCACCGAAGTGAAAGGCTGGCAGACGATGGGCGCGATCGGTGACGCCGCGGCGCTCATCACCGAATCCGTCATTTCCTCCGGCCGCGATCTGAAGGCGAAGGGCACGCGCAACGCCGGTTCGATGCAGAACAACTTCATCATCCTTCCGGATGACGTCGGGCAGATCGCGCTTATCGAAGCCGAGGCAACGCCCTACAACTATCCGTTCAAGCTGTTGTTCAACGACGCGCCCCCGGCGAAAACGTCGACTGTCACGATCACCGTCGCGACCCCTGGCGTGATCTCCTGGAACGCTCATGGCCTGGCCGCCGGCACTCCGGTCAAGTTCTCGACGACTGGCGCGCTGCCGACCGGCCTCACGGCTGGCACCACCTATTACGTCGTCAGCCCGTCGGCAAACGACTTTCAGGTCGCGGCAACTCCGGGCGGGGCAGCAATCGCCACCAGCGGCACGCAGTCGGGCACCCATACCGCCACGACCGCGCCGACGGGAACGACGAAGTATTTCTACGGGATCGTCATGACCGCCCAGGAGAACGGCGGCGGCGCCAACACGGCTCGCCTGCTGCAGGGCAATGTCGAAATCAACAGCGCCGTTCTGACGGTTGCTCCTGCAGGTGGTGCGTAATGGCTGAAGAGTTTGTCGACCTTTCCGGTCTCGAAGCCCTCGTCCAGTCTCAGGAGGAGGGCATCGAGATTGATATCCTCAACGAGCAGGACAAGCCGATCGGCCTGAAAATCCGCGTAGTCGGTCCGGATAGCGACCGGATGCAAAAAGCAATGCGCGATGTCGCCGCCGAGTTTGCCAAGGCGGCAGCCGAGCGCGAAAGCCTGGGCGAGGCGCCGGCCTACGACGGCGATGCTCGCTTGGTCGCCATTCTGGCGAAGGCGACCGTCAGCTGGTCACCGAATCCGAAGATCGGCGGTAGTGTTGTGCCCTTCTCGGAGGAGAATGTCCGAAACCTCTACACCAAGTTCCGGATCATCCGTGAGCAGGTAGAGGTTCGCGCGGTTCGCCGCGGCTCTTTTACCAAAGGCTGATCGACCGGCTCTGCAAGCTTATCGTCGATCAGCACGAAGGTAAGAAGCTCGCTATCCCCGCCGCTGGCCAGCAGGTCTGGTGGTGGTTCCGAGAGTTGGACAGTCAGCGCACGGGGAACGGCTACGGGCCCAATGCTCTCGGGTTTCAGGCGATTGGGGAATGGGCGAGGCTTCGCGGCCTCGCCCTCAAGCAGTGGCAACTCGATGCCATCCTGGCAATGGACCTGAAGCGCCGCGAGATCATGGCGCCGAAGGATGAGCCCGAGCCAGAGAAGCCGAAAGTCTCAGAGCGTCCGCTCTCCGCGTGTCTCTTCGATGCGCTCTTCCCAAGCAAGAAGTGATAGCCGATGTCTGAAGCAACCCTTGGTTTCAAGATCGATAGCTCGCCGGCAGTTACAGGCGCAGCGGATCTCGACAGGCTGACTGCGGCCGCCACTCGCACTCAGCAGGGCGTGAGCAAGCTCGAGAACGAATTCGAGCAGCTGGGCGATGCTTTGGGGAAGGCCGGCCAGGGAGCGGGCAAGCTCAAGCCGCCGATTGATGATCTCGGCCGCTCGTTCGGAGCGCAGGACGAGCATGTGCGCGCCTTCCGGATGGAAGTCGAGCGGCTCACGCTGAAGTATCAGCCGCTGGCGAAAGCCACGCGCGATTACGAGGCGTCGATCGGCGAGATCCAGCGGGCCCACAAGCTCGGCGCCATCACGGCGCAGGAGATGACGCAGGCTCTCGATCGTGAGCGGCAGGCTTATGAGCGGCTGAAGACGTCGGCGACGGCTGCCGGCGCTGCGGTGAAGGCTGCGAACACGAACCGGCCGGGCGGCCAGGGCTTCAACTCTGCCAACGCGGCTTTCCAGTTCCAGGACATCGCAGTCACGGCCGCCATGGGCATGAACCCGCTCATGATCGGCTTGCAGCAGGGAACGCAGCTTGCGTCCGTTCTCGGGTCGATGGAACGGCCGGTCTCTGGTCTGGCCTCGGCCTTTGCGTCGCTCATCAGCCCTGTTTCGCTGGTCACGATCGGCTTGACCGCCGGTACCGCCGCGCTCGTCCAGTATTTCATGACGGCCGAAAGCGGGACCGACAAGACGAGCAAGCTCTTCGAAGAGCAGAACGACCTGATCCGGCGCGCTGCCGCTCTCTGGGGCGATGCTGCGCCGCAGCTGAAGGCCTACGTCGACGAGCTGGACCGCGCCGACAAGATCACTCAGGGTCGGGAAGCAGGAGAGATCCTGGCCGGCCGGGAGCTAGAGGGCCTCGGCGAGGAGTTGCAGGGTGTCAACCGGCAGTTCTCCGAGGCGGTTCGCGGCCTCCGTAGCATTGATGCTGATCCCGCATTCATCCGGGATTTCTCGCAGGCCTTCGGTGACCTGCGCGAGCGCCTCGATGAGGGTACCGCATCGATAGCGGACATCAACAACGCTCAGCGCTTCTTGTCGGAAGCGGTGGACCGCTATGGCATTAAGTCCGTTCTCGGATTCCGGGACGCCTTCGACCTGATCACCAAATCGATCCGAGACAGTATCGAGGCTTCGCGGGAAGCGCGCGCTGCCTGGATTGCGGGCATCGCGGGCGCCGATAACGTACAGGACATCATTTCCGGATCGTTCTTCACCGAAAACGGCAGGACGATGCGCACCGCGGACTTTATGCCGCGCAACCCGGGTGTTCCGACCGGTCGACCGAACATCGAGCTGAGCGGTGATCCGGACGCCGCGACCATCCTCAACTCCGATGGCCGGCTGACCAGCGTCCCGGTACCGGGGCAGAAGCCGAATTTCTTCGAGCTTGAAACGCAGAAGGAGAAGGTCGACGACGTCACCAAGGCATACCGGCAGGCCGCCGAGGCGAAGGCTGACTTCTGGCTTGATATTTCGTTTCAGGAGCGTCAGGCGGAACGCAGCGCCATCGATCGGCAGGTAGCCACCACGCTCACCCGCTACGGCTTCAATGAGGACCTGAATTCCCCTGAGGCCAACGCAATTCGCCAAGGCCTGCGCCGTGATGAAGCGAAGGACGCCTTCAAGGGGTTCTTCGACGGCATTCACCAGGAGGCATGGGCGAACGGCGGAAAGATCGGCGATGCCATCGTCAAGTCGGCTTTGAACGCTGCGCAGAAGGCCAGCGAAAAGGCTTGGGACGCCATCTTTGATCAACTGGCCACTGCAGCGGCCAATTGGCTGACCGGCGGAAGCGGTAAGTCTTCTGGGGCCGGTGGAGTCGTAAGCAACTTGCTTGGCGGAGCCGCGAACGACAATACCTCGTTTGCTGCACCAGTCGGCGCCGTTGCTCGATCGTCGCTCGGTCCGGTTTCGGGGTCGGGTGCGGAACTGGCCTGGAACTTCTGGAAGTCGAAGGGGCTCGCCGACCATCAGGTCGCCGGCGTCCTCGGCAACATCAAGGCCGAAAGCGCGTTCAACCCGCTAGCCGTCGGCGACGGCGGCAACGCCTTCGGGCTCTACCAGCACAACGACCGCAGGAACAACCTGTTCAATGCGATCGGCGGGAAGGGAAATCTGAGCAACGCTCTGGCGCAGCATGAATTTGCCTACAGCGAGCTCATGGGCCCGGAAAGCCGCGCTTGGCAGGCCTTGACGAGCGCCAAGGATGTTCGCGGCGCGACCGCAGCCTTCGCCGGCTTCGAGCGCCCGTCCGGCTTCTCATGGGGCAACCCCGAAGGCGCTCATAACTTCGCCGGCCGGCTCGACGGTGCAGAAGCGGCGTTGGCGAAGTTCGGCGGGACGGCTCAACAGGCAACCCAAGGTCTCGGCCAGTTTGGGAACGGCCTCAGCCAGGTAGGCTCGTCGCTCGCCACAGGCGGGGCAGGTGGTGGCTCCGGATGGCTCTCGTTCCTGTCCGGGTCGATCTTCTCCGGTTCCGGTCAATTGGCGAGGAGCGGCGGCATCGGCCTCTTCGCCGACGGCACGAACTATGCGCCAGGCGGTCTGTCGGTTGTTGGCGAGCGCGGCCCGGAGTTGGTCAACCTCCCGCGGGGGTCGCAGGTATTCGATACGAACAGGAGCGCCCGCATGATGGGTGGCAACGGCAATAACAGCAACGCTCCGGCTAACCTCAACGTGAACGTGATCGGTGCCAACGGCGATGAGCACGTCCGGGCCCTTGTGCGGCAAGGCGTCGGCCAGGCGCTGTCTCAGTATAACGAGCAGCAGCGCCGCGTCGGCTTCGGGGAAACCCAGAAGCGATTTGTAGCGCAGAAAGGCTGATGGATGGCAGTCTACATCAACCAGCCGACTGTGCCGATCATGTATCTACGGCCGACCCGGGCGAGTTTCGACAATCCCGGGTCGGCGATTGACGGCGGCGTTAATGGTATCGGGGAGTCGATCAGCATCGAGACCAGCGGCGGCGGCATCGTCACGGCCACCTATGAGCGCTGCGTGCTGCAGGCTGACGACACCGAACGGCACGAGGTCATCAACTGGCTCGGGGCACGTGGGAACGGCGGCTATCGCTTCTTCAACGTGCCGATCATCAATGACGGGATCGGACCGTTTCCCTTTATCAATGGCAAGAAGCGCCCGATCATCAAGGGCATTCCACATTCAGACGGTTCGTTCTTCTCGGACGGTTCCGGCTACAGCCAGGCGACGGTCTACGGCGAGGTGACGGAAGCGGCCGGCCTCGGAGCCGGGATCTTGAAAATGCGCGTCTACGGCGCAGCACGGCCGCTGCGTTGGTCGGATTGGTTCTCGATCTACCACCCGACCAAGGGATGGCGCGCATATCGATACTGGGAGGTCATCTCTAAGACGAGCGAAACCAACCCGGTCTACACGCTTGCTATCGCTCCTCCGTTGCGCGAGGCGGTGACGGCCGGAACTCGCGTCGAGCTTGCGCGGCCGATGTGCGTCATGAAGTTCCCGAGGGGCTTCACGCTGCCTTGGGATTATGAGGGCTGGTATCACTCGCGGCCGACGCTTCAGTTCACGGAGGCGTTCTGATGGAGTTCGTCCCCGCACACATCATCGAGGAGATGCGGGGCAGCCATCAGCTTGGCATCTTCCTCAGGGTCGACACGGCTCCTGCTTTGCATATCTGGTTCGGGATCAACGACATCCCGGCCAACTTCGACAGCATCGACCCGACTGGAACGGTTTACCTCGGCGGCGGCCGTCTGATCGGCGTGCCGACGCTCGAGATATTGGTCAATGGTACCGCGGACAGTGTCGAGTTCACCCTTTCAGGTCTCGATCCGACGACTTCGGCCAAGATGCTCGACAGCCTGCCGCCGGTGCGCGGCGCGGCCGTGCAGATGGGCCTGACGACGCTCGATCGGTATTTCCAGCCGATGAGCAGCATCATTCCGATCTGGACCGGTACCGCGTCTCATACCGGGGAGGTAAGCCCGCCGGTGGAGGAGGGGGATAGCCCGAGCATCACGCTTTCCCTTGCCGTTGTGACCGGCGAGGCGACCCGTTCCCGTGGTGCGCGCTCGGTGTGGTCATCTCCTCATCAGAAGGCGATATCGCTTACCGACAAGTTCTGCGACGGCGTCAGCCGGCTCGCCAGAGGCGTTCAGCCAGTCTGGCCGAATTTCCAAGGATAGCCATGACCTTGCAAGAGTTTCTTGCCCTGCCACACCAGTTCCGGTGGGGCGGGGTTGCTGGCGATGATTGCACGACCTTCTGCGGGACTTGGCTGCGTGAAAACGTCGGCGTGGATCCCGCAGAGGCGTATCGCGGCACATACAGCACGGCTGAGGGCGCTCACGACATTCTGTCTCAGGCCGGCGGGCTGGTCGCCTTCGCTGCGGCGGCACTTGAGCCGCTCGGCTTTATGCGCACTGACGACCCGCAAGACGGTGACGTCGGTGTTGTGCTCGCTCCTGCCGGCATGGCCGGGGTCAAGGAGGTCTGCGCCGTCCGTTTTGGACCGCTCTGGGCTCTGCTGGCGCCGTCCGGCGTCATCGCCAAGAAACTTGATCACGTTGCCGCCTGGCGTGCTCCGGATGGAGATCTGAACGTATGAGTTTCCATCACCGCATGATGCTGCAGCGCTATGGGCTGGGCTGCACGACGTCGCTCTACAGCGAAGTTCTGTTCGATCCGATCTTCACTCCGATCTTCACGGCTGTCCTCGGCACTGGTGCTTTCAACATCGGCGTTGCGTCCATCTCTTACGCGTCGATCGCGTCGGCGATTGCAACAACTGCCATCTCGATCGGGCTGCAGGCGCTTCTGGCGCAAGCACCGAAGCCCCCGAAGCCGGAAGACGGTAGGGCACCGCTCAATCAAGCGATCCCCTTCCGCGTCTATGCCGTGGGCCGCACCCGCGTTGCCGGCGCCCGGATGATGTGGGAGGCGAAGGGTTCGAACCTCTATTCGGTGCAGGCGATCGCTGGCCATCGGATCAAGTCGTTCAACCGGTTCTACCTGAACGACGACGAGGTGACGGTCGTCGATAACGTCGTGACGCCTCTGACGACGGGTGGCCGGTACGGCGCAGGCTCCGCGAACGTCAGGCTGTACACGCGCCTCGGCGCGAACCCTGAAACGCCCTATGCCGAGCTCGTCTCGGCACTTGGCGCGGACGGCATCTGGACCAACGATCATCGCGGAGACGGACAGGCCTCGCTCGCGATGCGGGCGCACAATGCAGACGCTCAGGATCAGCAGACGGCGTTTCCGTACGGCGCGCCTTCGCCATCGGTTGAGATCGATGGCGCCTACTGCTGGGATTTCAGAGATCCGGCGCAGAGCCCGACCGATCCGAGCACTTGGACGTGGACGCGCAACTCGGCCATCATTTTGGCTTGGCATCTCTGCTTCAACGAGTTCGGATTCGGTCTCGATTATCAGAAGGCGCTCCTGCCGGTCATCGACCTTTGGAAGGAAGAGGCCGACATCTGCGACGAGGACGTCCCTCTCGCCGGCGGCGGCACGGAAAAGCGGTACCAGTGCAACGGCTGGGATACGACCGAGAACGGGCCGAAGTCGGGCCTGAACGCGATCCTGGCGACGTGCGACGGTCACCTGGTCGCGCGTGGCGACGGTGCACGCATCCTCACGGTCGGCAAGTTCCGTGAAAGCAGGACCGCAACGCTGAGCGATGCCGACCTCATCGGCCACAACCTTCAGTACGGTGTGCTGTTCGAGGATGAGTGCAACCGCCTCGTCCCGAAATTTACCTATCCGGCGACCAACTACACGAGCTGCGACACGGATTTTTTTGAGGACACCGACGCGCAGATCGCAGCCGGCCGCGTCCTCACGCTGGAAGGGAGCTACGAGTGGTGCCACCAGTGGCGGCAAGCCCGCCGCCTCGGTAAGCGCGATTGGCTGCGCCAGCGCCAGGAAGTCAAGGGCAGCCTCGACGTCCGGCTTTCCGGCATCAACGCCGTCTATGCGCGGTGGGTGCGGCTGGAGACGCCCAAGCGGCTGCCTAAACTCGACGGGAAATTGGTTGAGAACCGCCGATCCATCGTGGCCCTCACGAAGGGCGGCTTTACCATGGACTTCATCGAACATCCCGAGGGCATCGACGACTGGAACCCGGCTACGGAAGAGGGGCAGCAGCCGCCAGTACCGCCGGCGGTGAATGCTTCCGAGATCCCGACGCCGGTGATCAATCTGATCCAGGCCAAGGCAAACGGCGGGAGCGTCTATATCCGTGTCGTGATTATCGACCCGGATGACGGCAGCTTGACGCCGGTCGTTCGTTACAGGGTAGCCGATGCCGACGGTCTCGGGACACCGGGAGCCTGGGTTGAGCAACAGAACCCAAGCGCGGAGCCATCCGGCGGGTACATTGACCTTTCCACCGGGAACGTCCCGGCCGACAAGGTTCTTGATATTCAAGTGGCCTTCATAGCGTCAAACCGGCGGTATTCCACGTGGTCTGTCACGGAGACCGTCACCTCGACAGCCGATCCGACGCCGCCCGGCGCGGTCACTTCGCCAAGTGCAACAGGCGGCCTCGGCCAGGCAACCTACAACTGGACAGCACCGAACAGCAGCAATTACGCCGGCGCCAAGGTCTATTGGAACACGGTCGATGACTTCGGCACGGCAAGTTATTTCGGTCCACCTGAATACGGCGCGCCCAGCAGCGCAGATTCGGCGGTCCGGTCGTTTGCCGCAGGCACCTATTACGGCTGGATTGTGTCTATCAACCACTCCGGCATCGAAGGTTCGCCGGTAGCTACGGGCTCCTTCATCGTCTCCTGACGCTCTCTTTCATCTCCTCTTAAGCCCTGGCGCATCGCCGGGGCGCTTTCGCATGGGAAACATCATGGTCGAACTCGCCGCAAATATCTGGGCTGATGGTCCTTCCTCTGATCCGTACGAGCCGGACAAGGCTCAGATTCGGGAATGGGGCACCTGGATTGAAGGGATAATTACAGCATTCACGTCGAACGGCGGTCTGATCTACAGCAGCAAGGCGGCTATGGATGCCGACCTGGCTCATTCTGCCAACAGCATGGCTTGGGTTGTGGGCGATCCTGTCGTTGCGAACAATGGCATCTACGGAAAAGTTGGCGCATCCGGTTCCGGGTATTGGACCCGCCGCAGCGACTTGCCGTTCTCGTTCATTATCGCAAATGACGCCGGCGCTGGCACGCCCAATGCTATTCAAGCGACCACCGCCATTCCGGTTTCCGGATCGGCGCTGGTTTGGATGAGCGTCGCAGAAACCAATACTGGCACGCCGGTCAGCATCTCCTTCAATGGAGGCTCTCCGCTCACAATCAAAACGAACAGCGGCAACGATGTCGCCGTCGGCGGCCTTGTTGCCGGCGCGATCGTGCTCGGCATCGTGAGCGGCACGACGTTCCGGCTCGTGAGCGATCAGGCCAGCGCTGCGGTACTTGCCGCATGCGAGGCAGCAAGAGATGCGGCGATTTCCGCGGTTCCAAACCAGTTCCCGGCCACGCGTGCTGAACTTAAAGCTATCAACACTGTGACGCACACAGCAGCCTATCTGCGTGAAGTAGGGAGGGAGGGCCAATTCGTCTGGAGAACTGGTGACTTCTCGGCCCTGATTGCCGCAGACCCGCGTGAAGGCATTTACATCAAGGCGGATGCTGTCGCGACGACGGCCGGCGCTTGGGTGAGGCAGGGCTTGTGGGCGGTACAGGGCGGCTATGCTGAATGGTTCGGCGCGGTAGCAGACTACGACGAAACGGATGGCAGTGGCACCGACAACGACGACGCAATCAATGCTGCACTGTCGCTGCTGCCGCGCGTGTTCCTTGCGGGTGGCTACTATCGCACGGCAGATACTGTCGAATTGGGTCCGTATCGAAGCCTTGTTTACCAGTTCGGCGCGCAAAGCATGCCGGTCGGAGACACGGACTATTTCAAGCTAAATACCCGTGCATGCCTCGTTCCGCGCAATCTCCCGCGGCGCCATGTAATCAACTCGATGATCACGCAGTGTGAGCTTTCCGGCGGCGTCCTTGCAAACCCGAGCGCAGCCGAGAGCTACACAGCAAGCAGCGCCGGTCGTCTTGCCAATTACCGGATTATGGATTTCACCAACCAGGACGCTTCGGGCGCAACGCGCGCAACGCAGCGCCTGCTATCGATCGCGGTCAAAGGTTCTCGCGGCGCAAGCGTCGAAGGCGTGAGCATTCGCACAACACGCGCAAACGGCAATTTTGTTTCCCAGGCTGCGGACACGGATTTCGGCAACCAGTGCGATATCGGCTTCCTCGGCGAGAACGCGTTCTTTGGAAGCTTGAAAAAGTCCGTCATCACCTGGGCATTCCGAGACGCGGCGGTACTGCTCATCACCGACGACGTAACAGGCGATATTCCGGACTATCACCCGCAAACCGACCGTTTCTTTATCAGCGAGTGCCTATTCGAAGGACATTGCGGTTTTGCCGTGCGTGGGCCGGACAGGGTTCGTATTTCTGCTGTTACGTCGACGACACTACGTGTGAAGTGGTTCAAGTCACATCGGTTCGCAACTACAGGCAGCATCAATGCCGACGGAAGCGATTACACGTACTCCTCCCTGACCTATGACGCAGGGACGCAGGAGCTCGTGTTCGGCGGTCTGTCGGCCGACCCGGTTGCGGCTGGTGTCGCTGTTGGAGACGAACTTATCCGGACGGAGGACACCCGCACGTTTGGTAGCGGTGGGGTTAGCGTAAACAACAGCTTCATTCGCTCTATTTCGCATCCCTCCCTGAAGGCCAGTACCGATGGTTTCTTTACCGACTTCTTCGCAATGTCGGGGAGGGATGTCGAACTGTCGGGTGTCGGGATCCGTGGGGCTATTTTTCACAACACTTACGTGCACGGACGGGAAGACATTTCGGTATGGGCACAAGATAGCAACGATGTCTATTTTGCCACCGCAGATTACCATGAGGCGAAATTCCTCGCCGAGGGCGCCGGAAGCAATGTCTCTCGCTTCATTGCCCTCAGCTTTGATGCGAAGGTTGCGCGGGGTATTCCCCAACCGATCGGCAATGCTGGCGACATTCACTTCATCGGCTGGTCGCAAACCGAAAGCGGGACGGATATGCGTCCTACTTACCGCACGGCGTCCAACTACGGCAGGTTTGGCAGCGGTAGCGGGATCAATGATGGGCTCTTCGAGCCGTCCAGATGCTCCAACGATACCGGCTATGCATACGGGAATACAAACTTCGGCGTCGCTCTGGTTCATCGCCTCCCAATCATTCGCGGGACGAACCATGGCTATGTCATGTGTTCCCCGTTCCTTACGCCAGTTCACTCCATTGATAGCTCTTACCGTCAAGCCTGGGGGACGGGTCAATGGTCCGTTACTGCCGACTTGCCGTACGCTTTCAACTTCTATGGCGGCGCCAGTTCCATCGCCAACCTCGCTAACACGGCATCGACCTCTATCGCCGCATGGAGAGTAGAGAATACCGCCGGGAACGCCTGGTACGGCGTCGACACGGACGGCTTCGGCCTTCTGAGAAGCAATGGCGTCTCACGTGTCAAGTTTGGCCCCAACAAGCTGAATCCTGCTACGGACAGCAACATCGATCTCGGGACGGCGGCAACGGGCCGCTACCGCGACCTCTTCCTTCTGAACGCCCCAACGGTCACCTCCGAGGCATCCGATAAGGTCTGGCGTGGAGCCCTCACTGAGGCGGAGTTGCGCGTGGCTCGCAGGCTTTCGTCCCTGATCGGCTTGTTCCAGTGGAAGGACGCCATCGCCGAGAAAGAGCCCAAAGGGGAAGTCGCAAGGCTCCACGCAGGCGTGACTGCACAGAGCGTTGTGTCTGCCTTCGAGGCCGAGGGCCTTGACGCCTTCAAGTATGGCCTCGTTGGTCTGGACAGCTGGGAAGACCAAGCGGCCGTCCTTGACGAGGAGGGCAACGAGGTCCAACCCTCCATCAAGGCTGGGAACCGCCATAGCCTCAGGCCCGACGAACTCTGGGCATTCATGGCAGCTGGTTTCGAGGCGAGACTTGCCGCATTGGAGGGTTGATAGGCGCTAGACTTTCTTCGAGGGCTGGGAAGACCAGCCCTCGTACTTGTCAGCATTGAGGTCGAACTTTAGTTTCACAAGGGCCTCTATGTCGCTCTCGCAGTAGCCGTGCTTGCGGTAGAACTCTTTATGTTCGCGGATCCTCGTCATTACCTCCGACTCCCACCCATCTGGGTTTCGGATGTATTCGAGGAGTTCTGATCCGGTCAGTTCAAGTTTTCTGACTCGCTCCGTCATTCGGCGGCCTCGCGCGTTGGGGCGTGGAACGGGAATAACACCCCGCCTACCCACCTGTAGGCGGGGTTCTTCAGTTTACGAAAATAGGTCACCGGGTCCCGGTTGTATTTCTCCATATCTTTAGCATTGCCGAGGAGCCGAATGAAGGGCCGGACGATGGGAACGAGCGGCCGGCGCAGAACCGGTAGACGAGCGGCGCTAGGAGAGCTGATTACCGACGTGGATTTTCCGCCAACCTGCGCTGGCTGCGCGCTCACCTTTAGGCGGGCTCTGTCGAGCGCATCCTTGCCACCGAAGGAGGAGTAGAGCGGGCTATCAAGGGACGCCTCCGCCGGCACGGAACCGAAGAGAACGGGTTCATCACTCAGCATTCGGATGCTTTTATATCTGATGCGCGATGCGGCAAGGAACTTCTCATAGCCGTTGTCTCGCTCAATATAGATGGTCTCGCCGAACGAATAGAGCTTCGTCGTCAGGTAGTGGATAAAGCGGAAGGCACTTTCCCGATCATAGGGTAGGCCTGCCCCAATCTTTGCGACAGCCTCGTCCACAGATCTCGCGGTGGAAGCCAAGCCTTCGGTTGCATAGAACGCTTCGCCGCAGGCTATCACCGGCTTGCCGAAGGCGAGTGAAAGAAGGCCGACGCCGGAGTTCAGAAGCATCACAGAATGAGAAAGGTCGATCAGGTCGTGAACATGCGCGTCGTCCGGCGCAAAGACCACTCCGGGAATATTGGGGCGGTTCAATTCGGCGGGATGTTTCTTCACAACAACCGCCCATTGCGAAGGGTCGAGCTTAGCGGCTACCTCCGCGACCCAGTTGAAGAAATTCTCATACGGGCCGACCTCGGCGCCAAAGTACCGCGTGACCGTATCGTTCGGACGCTGCAAGGGGACGAACAGCACCTTTCGGTCACCAATACCGAATGCATGACGCCAGTGCTCAGGTGATTTCGGGGCGCCGTTCTTCTCAAGCGTCTCTGCGTTGGCCTTGAGAGACATGATGTAGGAGGTGACGTCCTCGCGTTCGTCATCTGTCAGTGGTTTGTCCCAGCGGTCTCTGTGATAGCTCGAGCTGTCAGCATTGAAGCCGTTCGGGTCAAAGAACCAGGAATGAGGCAGGGCGCCCCTGTCGTGCACCCAATAAGGAATGTTTTTGCGACGAGCGGCGGTGTAGAGGTTCAGCCTGTGCTCATTCCCGTAGGGGTTCAGAAAGAAGACATGGGTGAACCCTTCCATCTCGATTGCATCGAGAAAGGCGTGCTCGTCAGCAAATACGGTCTCGTCTATGACCGAATATTGTCCAAGAAGCGGGAGAGCTTGGCGTAGCGTTTCAAGAGCGGTGGAGGCGGGGCGGCAGAGCACAAGGGTTTTGCGGTCGGCCGTGCGATCCGCCAAGGCGCCTGGCTGCTTCCCCGTGTTGTCGAAATCCTTCATCATCTCGCCCAGGAGAGTGAAGTTCCGCTCGGTCTGCTTGTAGCTGATGGCGTTAGCTGGCTGATTTACGCTTTTCACCTCGCGGCGAGGATGCCAGAGATGGACCATGTAGATGCCTCGGAAGGCGACCTCGTATGCGTACAGAGAAAGGTAGGACCGGAACCCTACATAATCGTGCATCTGATTGTTCTTCGTGTTCCGATAGTAGTCGAGCGGCTTCCGGCCTACCGGGCGATAGCTTGCCAGCCTGAGCTTCACCTCGTAATCCTCGGCGCCGTGGCCGTGGAAAACGGGGCTCGTGCCGCCGATCGATAGATAGTGAAGGCGGTTCACGACGATTGTCGATCCGGAATAGGCCATGAACCAGATGAACTGTTTCTCGCCTCGGATGATGTGGTAGTGGAACAGGGAGTCTGCGTCGTAGGGCTCGTTGCTGGCCTGTATCTTCTGATACTCCTCAACGCCTTCAAAAGTCAGAAACGCTATCGGAATAGCGAAGAAGTCGTACGCGTTGACGTCGATCCTCCTGGCGCGCGCCTCCTTGTGGATCTTCTCATACATGTTCGGACTGGCAAGGCAGTCAACGTCATTGAACATGATGACAGGAGACGTGGCGTTCTGCGCCCCGATATTCCGCGCTACACCAGCACTGAACGGCTCTGCGTCGGCATCAACTCGAACAAGCTTCGCGTGGTTGAATCCTGCCGTCAGCGTCACCAATTCTGCCGCCGCCCTGGGTGGGCTACCGTAGTCAACCACCACGACCTCAAAACGGTCGGCAGGAGCGTTCTGGATCAGCCTTTCCAACCTCGGAAGTCCCTCAAAGAGAGTCTCGCTAAGGCGTAGCGGCACGATGATTGAAATCTTCATGGCTAGGTCTCGGGATTGATATCAAGGAAGTTGAACATGGCTTAAAGGCCAACTCAGCGATGAGGTCAACCCTCTTTCCTGCAGGGCTGCTCTTCACTTTTCATATCATCACCAATCTAGCAGCGCCGCATCGCGCGGTTTTTCTGTTTGCCGAATGGCAGACACTTTCTCCCAAACAGTAAGGTGACATTATGGCTCGGGACACTCTTCCCGTCGCCCTCGAACTCATGTTCGGAGATGAGAAGAGAAGGGGCTTTGCTATCCAAAACACAAAAGACCCGCGATCCGGCCGAGGATCACGGGTCAGTTGTCCGCACGCCACCAGGAGTATTTGGGCGAGGCTCGTCGCCTCCTGCGGTTAGAAACGAGCCTGCGGCCGCCGTAAATGAGGCGGCTGCTAACAGAAGCAAACCACAGATCAGGTCCTCCAACCATTCAGCTATCAGGCTTAACGGGCTCGTCCTTACGGGGAGGAAGAGGGTATCGCCTGCGTCCTTGAGCTGAAGCCACAGGCACACATTCATCCAGGAAGGGCTTGCTTCAGCCTGATCTTTCCCTGAACGCAATACCGATTGAGCCCATTTCGGTTATGGTCGAAACCGAGGTCCCATTTCCACTGATGTGGATCAATGGCGAGGCCCGTCAAGGGCAGCGGGCCAGTGACGAGCCTCCCGGCCGCCTGCGAGGGGGGCAAAGCGACCAACGTCAGTCTAAACCCGAACACTGCCGGCCGCCATGCACCAGTGTGTGTGTGGCTAGCCGCCGAGCATTCCCCAACGAAATCAGGAGAAACGAATGAGCGCTATCACCGCTCAGCACGTTCGCGCTGCCGCAAAGGGCAAGGTGAACGAGAGCAACCTCGCGTCCGTACTTGTGGCGCTGGACAGGTTCGGCGACCGGTTCGGCATGGATCGGCCGCACCGTCTCGCCCAGTATTTCGCCCAGCTCATGCATGAGAGCGGAGACTTCCGATACGATCGTGAGATTTGGGGGCCGACGCCCGCGCAGCAGCGCTACGACACCAGGACCGATCTCGGCAACACGCCGGGGAAGGACGGCGACGGCTATCGCTACCGCGGCCGCACCGGCATGCAGCTTACCGGGAAGGACAACTACCGCCAGTTCCGCAACTGGTGCCGCGCCGCCGGCCTTGTCTGCCCGGACTTCGTAAAGGATCCGGACGCGGTCAATGCCGATCCGTGGGAAGGCCTGGTGCCTCTGTTCTACTGGGACACTCGGGATCTGAACCGCTGGGCCGACGAGGGGGACTGTGAGACCGTTACGAGAAAGATAAACGGCGGCAAGAACGGCTTGGCCGACCGGTTCGACCGGCTCGCCCGGATCTCGCTCGTCCTGCTCGGCTATCGCGCTGATAACGTCCTGCAGTTCCAGGCTGACCAGCGCCTGCAGGTCGACGGCGACGTCGGTCCGAAAACGCGCGCTGCCATGCACACCGCCCTGGTGGCGCTCACCCCGGGCGAAGCGGCGCGGCCGGAGGTCAAGGCGGCGCCGGTAACCGAGGAGAAGCCGGTCCCGGTTCCCGTCACACCGCCTAGCCTCGATGCGCCGTGGTGGAAGTCGAAAGAGGTCATCACTCCGTCTGTCATCGGCGGCGGCGCTTCGCTGCTCACTGCGATCGGCGGCATACCGTGGCAGAACCTCCTCCTGATCCTCGTCGCATTCGGAGGCATCGCCGGCTTCCTCTACTGGCGGAAGAACGCCGATCGGAAGGCGGTGGCAAAGCAGGTCGAGGGAATGGCGTAATGTTCTCCACTCCTCGCCTCCTAGCGGCTGCAGCCGTTATCGCCGTTGTCGTTGCCGTCGTTGCGTGGATCTACCGGCAAGGCGGCGACGACGTCAGGACCTCCATCGAAAGGCAGAACAATGAAGCTGGCCGCACTGCGGACGATGTCCGCTCTCGCTTTGACCTTTGCCCTCCAGGGATGTGGGACTTCGGCGCCGGCAAGTGCCGACGGACTGCGCCGGGTGGTGGGCACTGATCTGATCGGCGCCCGCGGCGCGACACCGGCAGATCAGCGGAAGATAGACCGGACCGTCGTCGGCATCTGCGCGGCGGCGGTTTGGACGAACGCGGAATGCGCCCGCCACGGCGAAGCGCAGCAGTAACTCGCATCACACTACGAGGGCAGGGGATTGTCTGAAACACAGGAAACCGAAAAGATGGTCGCAACTCCGAAATGGAGGTTTGAATATAACCTCAACACCCTGGTGATCCTGTTCGGCTTTGCCGGCGGCCTCATAGCGTGGGGCGCGACCTGGGAGAGGGTGAACGCCAATCAGGACTCGCAGGCGAATTCGATCGATCGCCTGGACAAGCGCCTGACAGCGGCCGAAGTCTCCCTCCGGCAGATCGACAATCACGAGCTCAGGATCTCGGCTGTCGAGAAGCAGGCAGCCGAAGCGGCGACGTCGATGAAGGCCGTCGAGAATACGCTCAACAGCCTTTCCACCGATACGCGTGTGATGCGGGAGATCCTGCAGCGGATCGAGGCCGGCCAGCGTGACGGGGCGCAGTTGCGGCGCTGA